TTGATTGATAACGAGCCAACGTTTTGCGATAACTCCGGCTCCTGACTGAAGCAAATAGTTCAGTGCTTTGTGAGGACTATCAAGAATGATCTTCCGACCATCAATTGATTGCATCCACTTGCGTTTAGCAGCTATTTCAATAGCATCTAAAAGATCAGACAATCCGTCAATGGCAGAAACAAATGCTCTACGAATCTGGCCACCTTTTCTTCCTGCGTGCCATTCACTTAGTTGAGGGTCAAAGGTATGTCCAATTTTGGTGTTTCCAGCACCGTAGAGGAATGCGTAAGTGATTGTTTTAACTTGTCTTCTACTGATTCCAATTCGGTCAGCGTTGACTTGATGGATGTCTCCATTGAGGAGGATTTCTGCATAGCGTCCTCCATCATATTTAGCGAGGTAATGGGCGAGCATCCTAAGTTCGATACCACTAAGATCGGCACCCACCATGACTTGACCAGGGGATGCTGTAAATAACTTTCTAAATTCATTGTTACTGTTTACGGCCGCTAGATTTGGTTTACGATGTGCACATCTATGTGTAGATGTAGCAACTGAACAGTGATGGTGGATGCGATTAGATGTCGTACTCAGCCTCAGCCAAGCGTTCGTGCCGTTCGAGAGGGTGCCAAGCATTTTGGTTACCGTCAAACATCTCGCAAACATCGTAGAAATCTCTGATGCAATCTCTGTCAGAATAACTTCGTCGACGATAGGCTTCCCAGTAGGTGTCATCTGGGTTGGCTTCCAGCCATAAAATGTTTGCAATATCCATGAGATATGATCGCGAGATGTAGGGTTTAGTTCTTTTAGTCGAGTGAAGGAACATTCTTCAATATCAATTAATTCGCCACAATGTTTGTGACGTTCTATTCGTCCTGTACCTTTGATGTAGCCGCTAGTTTTGTTATCTCGCTTTGGAGTGAATCGATTTCCTGCGACGTAAGAGTGTCGTGCGCGAAGTATCTTTTCAAGATCTTGAAGTTCCTGTTGGAGAGACGATGCAAGTTTCCATGCAGCCCTTTCATCGAAATACCAGCCATGTTGTTCTTGTTTAGTGAGGATCTTTGCGACTTCGTGCTCTAGCTCGACCCACTCAGGAAGGGGCGGAAGTAATCGCATAGTGTTTTAGTTACGTTGACATCTTGTATGCAGTAGTCCTGCATTTCTTGTGACCACTCTTTCCAATCAGTGGTCTTACCAAACTCCCCTTTGTATTCTCCTAATCTGTAACCATAGGATTCAAGTGAGTGTCTACCACGTAGTTGCAGTGGCATTCTGCTGTTATTTAATTTCTTATCGTGCTCCACCATGTTTGCATGATAAAGACGTGATAACAAAAGAGTATCTACGACCAGGGAGGTACATTTAAACCACGGGTAAATCTTTTCGATGACAGGTATGTCATAAGAAATGACATTGTGTCCGCAGATAATATCTGCTTCTTCAAGTATTTGAATACCCCGAACAACCGGTTCTTCAGAACCTTTGTCGTTGTAAACAAACGTCTGGTCAGTCTCAGAATCGTAGATAACCAAACAGTGGATGCAGGTAACATCATTCAGTAGACCGTCCGTCTCTAGGTCGAACACCAGCATGTTTCCAAATGTAAGTTTTGTCGGTAAATTGTGCTCGCTTAACCATCTCTTCAGTGGGAGGATTAGGCTTAGTTAGAATTGCTTGTTGATGTGGTGAGTCAAAAATCTGGGGTTGCATCGAAGGTCTTTGTTTCATAGAACTTGCACTTTGCTTTGTCATATTTCAGTTGACATGCGATGCCCGTCTCGCCAGTAAAGCGATTTTTAAGGACTCGCACAGTTGTATCAGCGTGTTCATCTCCACTCTGTTGATCCCGTTCGAGTCCAATGACTGCGTCAGAGATTTGGCTAATAGAGTGGCTTCCACGCAACTGTCCAAGTGATACTTTTGCTCCATCTTCGTGTCCTCTGTCACCTTGTGTTCTCCGTAAATGTGATACTAAAAACATAGAAATACCAGTCTCTTCACACAGTGACCTGAGCTTAGTCATGGTGTTATCTATCATTTTGCGTTCGTCTCCATCTAATCCTGACAACAGGATTGAGAGGTGATCTAGAAATACAACCCTGCAGTCAAGTCCTGCAGCGAGGTAGCGAATTCGGGAGATGATGTTATCAGGATCAAAAGACCCAAAGCCATCAAAAAGAAAGAGGTTCCACTCAGCAAGAGTGCTTTGATAAGCCTCGGTGAGATCAGATCGTTCATGATTACCTATGTGAAATTGTTTACCGCAAGCAGCGGACATTAGTCCGAGTGCTGTTCGTCTATTTGACTCTTCAAGTGCCACATAGCCAACTCGTTCCCCTTTACTGAGGAAGTGAGCTGCAAATTCACGGCATAAGGATGATTTTCCTTGACCAGTTCCACTAGTAATCGTGACAAGCTCTCCCGCCCTGACCCCTTGTAGTTTCTCTTGTAATCCTGCGTATGGATACTCATGAATGCAATCTTGTTGTGGTTCAATGACAAGTGAAAGTAATGTCTTACCATCAACAATGCCATCAGGTTTATAGACCTGTGCATTCCAGATAGCTTGACGTACTGCTTCAAGATTGTCGTCTTGAGCAGCCTCTGAAGCATCTTTATATCCTTTTAAATCAGCGATCTTTATTTTGCCAGGTGGCAATACACTTGCTGCTTCTTGTGTTGCTTTACGACCAGCATCATCATGATCAAAGAATAGAACAACTTCATCCCAATTCTCTAACCATTCATAGTTATGTTTGATTGATTTCTTAGCAGCGGCTGCACCATAAGGAAGGGAAACAGCTTCCCATGTTGGGAATGCTTCTCTACATGTAGCCGCATCTAATTCGCCTTCACATATGACCATCCTTTTCCCTTTATGTCGGAATAGGTGTTGGCCAAAAAATTTTCCGTCAGATTCTCCTTCGTATCTAAACTCTTTGTTTTTAGTTTTAGTTTTTATTCCAATAACTCGTCCAGAGCTGTCTCGATAATGGAAGCATAGGAGTTCTCCATCTGCATGGATTCCGTATTCTTCGCAGACTCGTTCAGAAATTCCTCGTTTAGAAAGACGTCTCGGAAATCCTCGGGGTTCCATTCGTTGTACATAGGTGGTTGATTTGTGATTGTGAACATTGCCGTCTCCGCCTTTCCAGGTGTGACAAACAAAACAGAAGGTGTGTCCATCTGTATAAAGGCTATTGCCATCTGATGAACCACACTCTTCACAAGGTATGTGTCGCTCAAACTCACTGGTCATATCAACCAGTTGAGTGGAATATTTGCCCATGATGTCCATGGGATGCCAAGTTTTTCACAGTATTTGGCGTATGTTGTCTTTGATTTTTTGCTGATTTTATTGAAGGGTGCTTGAAAAACCATACGCAAATCAATCTCAGGATTCTGTTCCTTAACTGCTTTAACTTTGCGACGGTCAGCACTATCCCAGTATCCCTTACATTCCAGCCAGATCCCATTCGGTAGAACGAAATCTGGCGTATAGGAATGATGGATTACATACGGAACTTTTGTGCTTTCGTATTCATACTTGACACCTAGCTCGACGAGAAGGTCAGCAACCTTCTCCTCCAGCCCAGATCTGAATGCCATCTAATTTTATTGAGTTTTTAAGGTAAGAAACGCCGCGATACTTAAGGAGTTGCTCACGTTGAGCAGCTTTTTGTTCACGGACACGTTGACGAAGTTCGACTTGTGGCATGATTAATTCCTTTAGTACCTGATCCCCGTTCCATGATCAGATGTTATGCGTCTATGTAAGATTCCAATACAATCTTGGTGAATTGCAATGCCAAGTAATCAATTGATTCTTGTTCTTCTGGATCACCACCAGGCCATCGTTCTTTGTAGACACGTAATGCGTCACGAAGAATGACAGCGGCGTCAGTTGTAAGTGTAATGTTATACATAGATGAACGTACGTTTCTTAGCCGATTACTGGGGCTGTGAGAGCAACAGGATTGCTATCAACAGCAGCCAAATCAAGAGGGAAGTTATGTGCATTACGCTCATGCATTACCTCTAAACCAAGACCAGCTCGGTTGAGGATGTCAGCCCATGTATTAATCACATGACCATCACGGGAGACAATTGATTGATTAAAGTTAAAACCATTTAGGTTGAATGCCATCGTAGACACACCAAGGCTGGTAAACCAAATGCCAACAACAGGCCAAGCGGCAAGGAAAAAGTGGAGAGAACGACTGTTGTTAAAACTAGCGTACTGAAAAATAAGCCGACCAAAATAGCCGTGCGCTGCAACGATGTTGTAGGTCTCTTCTTCTTGACCAAATTTGTAACCATTGTTTTGAGATACATCTTCAGTTGTTTCACGAATAAGCGAAGATGTGACCAGAGATCCATGCATAGCTGAGAACAATGCACCCCCAAAAACACCAGCAACTCCCAACATGTGGAAGGGGTGCATGAGTATGTTGTGCTCGGCTTGGAAAACCAGCATAAAATTAAAAGTACCGGAAATGCCAAGAGGCATACCGTCTGAAAAGCTACCTTGTCCAAAAGGATAAACAAGGAAGACAGCAGCCGCCGCAGCGACTGGTGCAGAGTATGCAACAAAGATCCAAGGCCTCATCCCTAATCTGTAACTGAGTTCCCACTCACGTCCCATATAGCAAAGGACACCGAGCAAGAAGTGGAAGACGACCAATTGGTATGGTCCGCCATTATAAAGCCATTCGTCCATAGAACTTGCTTCCCACACAGGGTACAAGTGCAGACCGATGGCGTTGCTGGAAGGCACGACAGCGCCGGAGATGATGTTATTTCCATACATCAATGAACCTGAGACAGGCTCACGAATTCCGTCAATATCGACGGGTGGCGCTGCAATGAACGCCATAATAAAACAAATAGCAGCAGCTAGTAAACACGGAATCATCAGTGTTCCGAACCAGCCGACGTAAAGACGGTTATTTGTGGACGTCACCCACGAACAGAAGTCCTCCCAGGTTTGAGAGGCAGGCTGTTTAATTGAAATAGAACTCATAATTAAAAACCAACCCACCCACCACAATTAGTAAATCAGAAGTTGTACTTCAGACCTACTTTTGTGCCGTAGCTGTTATCCTCATCACCCGTAATGAATGACACTTCACCGTAGGCTCCGAGTTTCTCCGTCAATCCAACGGATCCACCTGCTTTCCCTGAAAGCTCTACGGAGGTATCTCCTGAATCGGGAGCGACGATACTAGGTCCCCCCTGGATATACCAGTTAGACCCTTCATAACCAATATGGTTGTCAATAACCGAGCCGAGATAATCAGACCCAGAAGTTGCAGAGTTAGACTCTACATTCACGTAGGGACCAGCAATTGCGGCACCATGTGCCATGCCGAGGAGGAGACCGGCAGCGATAATAGATTTCATGTGTTGTTAATTAAGCTTTTTTAGCAGTTTTAGCAGAGCGTTTAAAGTTAGCAGCCGTGGGTGCTCCTTTAGACCCAGGCTTTCTCATTTTTTCACCACTACCACCAGCAATACGTTTGCGTTTGGCGTGGATGTTTGCATACAATCCAGGCTTAGCCATTAGTATTTTTTACCAGCAGGTTTTTTAGTAGGCTTTTTCTTTTTTGCAGTAGCAGCAGCCTTCATACCAGCTTTGGTATAAGGATACTTTTTACCGTTGACCATTGGCATTACCAAACTCCGGGAATGATTTGTCCAGTCAAGGCGTACGCACCAAGCGCAGCCATGACACCTAGCATTGCCAGGCGTCCGTTGAGCTTTTCAGCTCGTTCGTTTTGTGTTTCTGTTACGTCCATAACTTGCATTGGTGGTTCTTTTGCGTAGATGTTTGTGCGTCCGCCGTCTTCAATAACAGTGGTCAAAAGTCATCCTCATCGTGAGTGGTTACATTAGGTTCGCTTGTTTTGAACCCTTGTGTTTTACCGAATAGATCAGCAACATCAGCAGGAGCCATGTCACCTGTATCAACACCAGCTTGACCGTTACAAGTAACGACCTGTACACCAACAAGTTTTAGTGATGTACCGTAGGTGGTTTGATCTTTAAGGACATAAGGTTTTTGATAGAACGCCAGTTTTACTTGGCTTCCAGAAAAGATAGGTGTTCGTGTATCAGTGACTGGTGTCCCTTCAGTGTCAACGATGGGAGGTTTAGCCTCTTCATTCCAACTGAATTTAACAATGTACTTACCTTCTGATACCTCTTCCCAAGGTTCAGGTCTTTGTACTGAACGCTTTGGATTTTTTAGTTTTGACTCGCACCATTTGACGAGGTCAGCACGGTCATCTTCTAGTTTATGAATCAATTCATCGTCAACAATAGCCTTCAATGAATAACCAAACTTAGACGGTTGCATTACAGCCTG